GGAGAATAAAATGAAAGTTGCTATAGTTTGCGGGTCACCCTCATCGGAGTTTTTAGCGCCGTTTAATGATCCCGAATGGGCTATATGGGTTCTTGGAAACAGGCTGCATCATTACCAAGGCAGGCGTGTTAATTGCGTTTTTGAAATACATAACAACTTGTCAGAGCATCCGGCAAGCTACGCAATCTGGCTTGCAAACCAAGGTATTCCGCTGGTTGTTAGTGAGGAGTTTCCTGTTTCTGCGCCTCACATAGCGCCGTTTGATTACGAAGCATCAGGGCGGCTTTACGGCTCTTTATACCTAACCTCTTCGCCAGCTTACATGATCTCTCACGCGCTCTTGATTGACGGGATTACTGATATTGCCATTTACGGCGTTGATCTGTCTATCGACGATCATGAATATTACTGGCAGCGGCCCTGTGTTGAGGCGTGGATTGGCTTCGCCAAGGGACGCGGGGTTAATGTGCACATCCCTGAAGTCTCGCATGTTGGCAAGTGTCCTTATGTCGAGGGCAGGGACTGGAACGGAGTACGTAACGAATACGGCAAAGGCGGTGTTTTTGCGCAAGCCGAATTCATTAATATGGCAGATTCACATACCCAAAAGATGGAAATCATAGACCAACAGATTTCACAGCTTGTTGCAGATAAACATACCCACAACGGGGCGCGGCAGGCTTATGAAAGGCTTGCCAAGGTAGCAAGAGCGACTGAAGCAAGAATGGATATTAAATCACTATCCGATACGACAATCATTAAATAGGAGCAAGAAATGACTGAAGAAACCAAGACTAAGGTAGAAACCAAGACATTCACCTATATCGGCGGCGGCGAAGACAGCCCGAATATCATCAAGTTTATGGGTAAGGTCGAAATGGTGCGCGGTATGCCCGTTGAAATTCCCGTTACGCCTGAGTATATGAGGGTTCTCGCCAAAATCGCCGGATGCAAGACGATTGTTGAAGGTAAGCGCGATTTAAAAGACCTCCAAAAGCAAGACGTTGAAGCAAAAGCACAGGCCGACAAGCGGCGGGCAAGCGATAAAATTGTAAACCAGAAGGCCATGAAGGCGCTTGGTAAGGGCAAAGAATGAGCGTAAGCGCAACGGAGATTAGGGACAGGGCCGGGAACGATCTCGGCCTTCTTCGTCTCGGTCAGTCATTACAGCCACAGGATGCTTCGCGCATAACTCAAGGGTACGCTGAGGTTTATGGCAAACTTAAAAAGAACGGCCTGGCAACGTGGGCCTATGCCGGAAGCGTTCCTGATGAACTCGCCCCTGATGTTGTCGCCCTTACTTGTCTGAATTGCATGGAGACATATTCACTTTCAAACGAAAGGGCGCAACGCATCTATGCAAAAGCAGGACAGAACGGCGAACTGGCATACAGGAATATCAGGGACAACATGGTTACTGATTATGGCTTGCCACAAAATGAACCGGATGACTTTTAATGCTCGTCCCTATTAATCTTACCGGAGGATCATATACCCATAAATCAACACAGCTTTCCGCGCAGTCATGCGTTAATTTATGGCCGCAGCCTCAGACGAACGAGAAAGCAAAAAGTCCGTACATACTTGAATCGTACCCCGGCAAGTCTTTGTTTGGAACGCAGGCGGGCGGCGTTGACAGGGGAATGTTTGAGCACGGGGAAGTTCTGTATAAGATTACCGGAACAGTGCTTTATTCAGTTAATTCCAGTGGAACACACACAAGCGTTGGCACTATTCCCGGAACGGAAAGATGTATTTTTGCCCCTATTGGCGATGATTTGGTTATTGATAACGGGTCGGCGCGTTATTTTGCGGATGTTTCGGTTCCTAGCGTAGCTTTGATATCGGACGCCAATCTGGAAGCTGGGCATGGTATTGCTCATCTAAATAGCCAGATAATCTATAATGGTGCTGCCGGAAGATTTGGCGTATCAGACGCGGGTGTAGCTACAAGTATAGACGCGTTAAATTACGCCACTGCCGAGGCTGATGCAGACGGGTTGGTCAGGCCCTACACCTTTGGTCAAGTCGCCCAAATGCTTGGTCGAAAGACTGGTGAATTGTGGTGGAATTCAGGGCAAGGCAACCCCCCGCTTGAGCGTTTTG